CTGTATTATCTACCGCACCAGCTGCTAAATGAGAAGCACCAATACCGTCAGCTTTTACTCTAATTGCACCAGTTCCGTCTGTTGCTGATAATTCAATTGTTGAATCATCTACTGTTACTTCTAGTTCGTCAGCGTTAGCTGTAATACCGTCTCCGCCTACAACGTTAACTGTTAAATCTCCTTCACTTCCACCACCTGTAAGACCTGTACCAGCTGTTACGGCTGTTACATCTCCGGCGTTGGCTACGAAGTTTAATTTTCCTGTTGTGTCATCATAGGTGACTGTGATGTTTGTTTCTGTTCCGCCATCTACCATAGAACCAACGATATCTTGAATACCTTCAGTTCTGTTTGTAATGTTTGCGAATGTTAAGTTGGTCAAACTTTGTCCGTCTCCGTTTGATGCTAAAAAATTAGCGTCATTCGATAGTTGGGAAACACCACTTCCCGAGACGATGACCTTTTTCCATGTTGCCATAATAATTATTTAAATTGTGTTTTTAGTTTTAACTCTTTTTGAGTTGCTATATTAATAAATAGTCCTAAGTTAGACTCCAAGGTAGAGGTTTTTATCGTTTCCAAAATAAATACTTCCTTCCTGTGCGGCTGGTGTATTAGATTGGGAAATTAAATTTAATACTCCGTTGTTGCTTACCGAAAATACTTCAAGTGAACCTGACGTTATGCTTAAAGGTTTTCCAGTTGAGCTCCAATCAATAGTTAAAGAGCCTGTAATTTCAAAATCTGCATTTGCAGAAAAAACCGAACCGGTTTGTTGAAATATACCTGTATCAGATAAAGCATTGATTGCGTTTATAAAATGTGCTGAACCAGTATCTAAAGTGATACCGTCAGATGTTAATTGAATACCTAGTCCTGGATCTACATCTAAGGAAACAGATCCTGCTGTTCCTCCTCCTGTTAGACCATCTCCTGCAAATACTGCAGAGATATCTCCTGTTCCGGAAACATTACTTGCTTCCCATTTACCTGTTGATGAATTATACTGTAAGACTTGACCGTTTGCTAATGAACCGGTTGTTACGTCTGTTAACTCTCCTATATTAGATGCTCCGCCTCCACCTCCAGAACCAAATCCAGAGAAAGAACTCCATGATACTGAATCTGTAAATGTATTAACGTAGTCTGCTAAAGTTACAGTTGCTTGATAAGTTGAAGATTCTCCTTCGACCCAAACTATTTGTTTATCAATAACTTGTGTTACAGGTATATTATTTAGTTCGCCAGTATCAGCAACAGTTCTGAAAGCTCCACGGATAAACTGTACGTCCGCTAAGGCTATACCTGATCCTGAGGCTGCTGATGTTAACTCTAATTTTGAACTAAATAATGGCATCTATCTTATTACTTTTATGATGGTAAACTACCGTTTGCTGCTACTAACCTAACTGTAAAGGTTGAAGCAATTGCGTTCTGTGATTTTCTTCCGAAGACGAACCACTCTGTATAACCTAGATGCGCTGTATCTAAAGTTAGTGAGTGTAGTTCACCTGATTCTATTCCAAATCCATTACCATCTACATTCATACATGGTACTGCTCCTCCTGCTGCACTGTTAAATGACTCCTGAATAGAAGTCGGTACAGTCATATCGGATCCAGATGGATATACTATTATTACTTGTCCAGTTGTAGCAGCGCTTATCGATCCTATTGAGGATAATACACTGTCTAAATCTGAACCTGATCCACTAGCTTGCAAAGTTGCTGTTGCACTTCCTGCTAAACTAATAGATGTACTTCCAACATCACCTGTCTTAAATTTATAATAAGGTGAGGCTGTATTTGCTGTATAAGCTGTAACTTCTGGTGGTACATCACTGTTGACTGTACTACCGCCCATTACTCCTAAATAATTAGCTCCAAATCCTGCATCTGATCCGTATGTAGAAGTATAAACGTATACTAATCCATAATCTGCTGATTGTGCAATTACTACTGAAGCTGTATCTGTTCCTGTTTTGCCGAAAGCATCTGTTGCTGTTACTGTAAATGTATATGTACCAGCTGCTAAGGCACTATTTGCATCTATATCCCATGAAGTTCCATTTGAATTGTTAGATGTTGCGGAAAAATCAGAAGCATTAGTACCTGATAAAGCTAATGTTATTGGATAATCTAATTCTGTATCTGAAACTGATACTGTAGCACATAATACTCCATTTGCTATGTTATCTGATTCTAAACTTCCTTGTTCACTTACTGTTACTGAAGGGCTACTATTAGCAACAACGTTAACTGTTACACTTCCTGATCCTATATTACCGTATTGATCTTGGAAATTGATAGTAGACACTATTGTATCGCCTGAGCCTGTTGTTGAACCGCTTATATGTGTTCCCAATGATAGATTACCTGAACTATTTACATTTATTGCTGCATTAGAAGAAGTAAATGCTGCTACTACTTGAGATCCATAGTTTGGAGAGTAGCTTACCCCTACATCTGCTTGTGTTCCTGTTCTACCATTTGATGATATTTTAATCTCGTCACCGTTCTCTGCAGATTCTATTACTCTAAATGTGCCATTAGTTGAAAGCGACCCTACTACTGCCTGAGATATAGTAAATGTATGAGTAGATGTACGAGAAGCGAACCCTTCGGCGTCAGCTATAGTAATACCAATTGTATAACTACCTGCTGCTAATGCTGATGTCGCTCGGATTAGGTATGTATCGCCAGATTTAGTAGCAGATACATTATTACCCTGGTCATCGAAAACAAATGAGTTGTGATCTATTCCATTTCCTTCTGCATCACTAAATGATACTGAAACTAGGTTATTACCGGGTAATGCTTTGTTAGTATTTTGATTAGCAGTCGTATTAGTAAATGTAATACTTGGTGCTGTATTGTCTGTTATGTTTACTGTGAATGCTTGAGTGGCTTGAGTACCAAAAGTATTGGTTGCTGTTACTATTCCGCTTAACTGTTCTCCACCTACATCAGCAGAACCAGATATATCTCTTGCTAGAGTCAAATATCCAGTTGAACTTATATTAAAATCGTTAGATGAGCTAACTGCCCACGTTACTGATTGATTAGCAAGGAATCTAGAAGTAGTTCCTGAGTATCCATTACTATTATCGTATATATTGGTTCCATTAACAGCTGATTCAATTACATACAATGATGTATCTCCAGTTATTGTAGGAGCTGTGTCATCACTAATAGGTATGCTTATAATACCTGTATCAGATCCATTATTATACGGGTCAGTTACTGTTACTTCGTACTTATATTCGTTTATTAAATCAGAATTTAAAAATACTGCATTCTTTCTCGTTACTACACCCGTTGTAGATATATTAAATGCATCTTCTGTTGGGTCTGTAGCTTGGGAAGTACCGCCATATGAACCAGTTACTATTTCTCCACCGTCTAATTCTAAACTATGTAATCTAGCACTTTTGAATGTTATACTATCACCTTCAGGATCTGTAGCTGTGGCAGTTCCTGCTGTTGTTCCTGCAGAACTGTTTTCATTTAAACCAGTTATAGTCTGATTATTAACTGATGGTTGGGTATTATCAGTTACATTTATAGTAATAGGTAAAGCTGTAAAAGAATCTGCATCATCACCTGCTTCATAATGTGCATCTGATGCTGTAATCGACATATTATAAGAAGTAATGCTTTCATAATCTAAAGAAGCAGTTACTTGATTAATAGCTACATAAGTGCCATACTTAATAATGCTAAAATGTCCGTTACTATCTGAACCTGAGTTAATAGTGATGGTATCACTCTCTGAATCTGTGAAATAAATTTTAGTAACTTCCCCTGCACTTGCATTTTCATTTCTAGAGGTAGTAAATGATGATATTTGATTACCAGAAATACTATTCTCTCTTAATATAGGAGCAGCATTAGGTGTAACTCTAATATATATAGTCTTAGTAGAAGAAGCACCAATTGTATCCGTTGCTTTTACAATAACTGGGTGTGCTAATGTTCCGTCTCCTCTATTATCTGTATTAAATGCTGTTGCTGTTGGTAATACTTTTAATTTAAGTACTCCTCCTTCGATTACTACGTAATCATCTGTATAGCTACCGTCAATACTGAACGTAATTGACTGAGATTCTGCATCTGAGCCAGCTAAACTAACAATAGATGAACCACTTACTGTGTATTCCTCTATTACTTGGTTTCCTGTAGTTATAGAAGGGGCTGTATTTGGATAAAAGACTGCAGTTAAGAAATCTTCTATTGTCCCTGTACTTCCAGGGTTAAAAGAGTTAAATAATGGGTGATCTGTGTTAGATACTACTCTATTACCGTTAAATTGGTTATTAAATGCTGATTGTTCAGTACCGTCCGGGTTCATAAACTTAACAGAACCAGAAGTCACATATAAATGTCTAAATGGTGCTGCTGCACTACCTAAATCGTTAATACTTGACTCTGGTATGATACTTCCGCTAACTGTTTGGTTACCTATAAAGGTATTTGAACCAGAAGTAGCGTAAGAACCTGTTTTTGAATTTAACCCACTGATATCTGAGTGAGATCCTACTGCATATGAAGAAGTAGCAGCTAATAGGCCGTCTACTGTGTTTTGTATTGAACTAGTAAAGGTATTTAAACCGGTAACATCAGATTGCTCTGATCCAGTTATAAATCCTAAGTTAATTATCTGTAAAGACGATGATATAGTACCTGCAGAAGTAACAGAACCACCAGAACCAAAGCCTAATGATGCTGCTGATGCAGAAGTTATATATCCTAAGTCAGATATCTGTGTAGATCCTGATATAGTGCCGTCTATTGCTGATGTTAAGAATGATCCAGTAACACTATTAATATGGTTTACTTGAGATTGTATAGATCCTGTAAAGCTATTAAGGGAATTTATATCTGAATGTGATCCTACAGCGTATGATGATGTAGCTGCTAATAAACCGTCTACTTGACTCTGTATAGAGCTCGAGAATGCGTTTAATCCTACTACATCTGCTTGTTCTGAACCGGTTATGAAGCCTAATCCAGCTATTTGTAATGATGAAGATACTGTTCCTGCTGATATAGTAGATCCTCCTTCACCAAATCCTGCTAATGCAGCAGATGCTGATGTTAAATAACCTAAATCACTTACTTGTTGAGAACTACTAATGATTCCGCTAGGGGTATTGATAATATCTGAGTATATACTACCGGTTATGAACCCTAAGTCTATTATCTGTGCAGAAGATGATACTGTTCCAGCACTTACTACAGAAGCTCCTCCGAATCCTAAGTCAGATATCTGTTGCGATGATGATATAAGGCTAGTTGGTGTGTTTAATACAGAACTATACTCTACAGAACCAGAAAATATATGTCCTCCGACAGCTACAACTACATGTCCTGTTGAATTATCATCAAAAGTTACCTTTATATTATTATTATCTAATAATTGAGTAGAAGCAGGTATATATTGGAATCCATTCTCGTCATAAACTGTTACATTTACGTTCTGAGTGTTAAAACTATGGGTAATACTTACAGATCCTGTTTGATCAAAGTCTGATCTTATAGAACTTATAGTATCTACTGCAATACCAGTTAATCCTGAACCGTCTCCCTTAAAGGCTGATGCTGAGATTAGTCCTGTACCGAAGTTTACTGTAGTATCCAGTAAATTAGTCGATATCTGACTAGAACCAGACATTATGTTACTAGGAATATTTACTAAGTCTGTATAAGTTGAACCAGTTATATAGCCTAATGTACCTACTTGTGCAGAAGAGCTAATAATACCACCTGGAACGTTGGTTAAATCTGAATATCTAGCGATATCTGAGGAAGTAACGAATCCTAAGTCAAGTATTTGCTTAGATCCACTTAATACGTCCTTTCTATATCCTAAATTGTATATTTGAGCTGATGATGAGATAACATCTTTGTTATATCCAAGTGCATCTATCTGTAATGAAGAGGATATAATGTTAGAACTATCAGCTTTTAGAAAATATGATGAGGTAGCAGCATTTAAGTTAGCTATACTACCTGTTACTGCCTCTATTCTTTCTACTCTTTGATCATTAGACTGAGTATAAAGGTTAATAGATGCAGAATGAAGTCTTAATGAACCAACATTAGGATTACTTCCTGCTTGAAGCGAATCTATCGTAGCCATTACATCTCTACCGTTGAAAGTAAGTTGAGACCCAGTAATATTGAACGAACCAGTTAGATTTAGACTTGCAGCACCAGGGACTAATTGAGTCTGAGCGACTCCTCCCTTCATGAAAGCTAATGATCCTGATAATGCGCCGGTAAACTTCGCCATTTGTTAAATTAGTTTATTAAATCTAGTTGAAACCCGGCATTTACGCGCCATTTTATATAAATAGGTAGTGATGTTAAAGATTACTCTCTGTTTCAGCACCGAATTTTAATTCTCCTTTAGAATAGAACTTTTTACTATTATGTGCATGTGCATTAATGGCGTCAGTTATGATATGCCCTAGTAATTTAATACTAAATTCTGTTTTTATTATCCTATCGTTACCTTGAACTATCTCTGCTGAGGTAGTATATGTATCTATTTGTGCTCTGAATGAAAACTTGCTTGGGTCTCCCCAATAAGAGTCAGATGCAAAGTTAATACCCTCTACAATCTTATTATTCTGCTCTACATAGTCAGTATATATGATACATGAGTAAGTAATATTAACATAATCAGGTATAGCAACTGCATAAAATTCTTTAACGGGTTTTCTATTGTTTAATATCCCAAATCTATCGTATACATTCTTCTTAGAGAACTTTTTTTCGTATATTCCATAGTTCATTGGATTATTACCGTCCATTTTATTTCCTAACTGTCTATTCTTCTCTAAACTGTCTCTTCTAAAGACTATCAGGGGTGCTTGCATCTTACCATTCTTATCACGGTAATAACCGTCTTTCTGCATGGATGCCCAACGTTCAGGAGAACCATACACAAGTGGTACCTTTATGTTTTTAGCGTTCTGAGTTACGGTTGGTTGGAGTACTTCATTAAAGTAGTAGTATATAGCTTCATCTATATCTTTTATACCTACAGAAAAGTTTTTTACTTCGTCATCTTTACGGCTTACTTGTTTAGCTCTATCTTGTTGATCAGTAGGGCCGCTTTTTTGTCTTACCTCTCCTGATTCTGGAGAGTAAGCTTTAAATTGCTGTCTTCTAAGTTCTTCTTGTGACTTAGGTATAGGTTTTTTATCTGCCATCTTATCTAACTTCCACGTTTTTGTAACCACTCCCAAACTAATTGGTCGCATTTAAAGTACTTTTCTACATACCCGGGTATTCTATCATCCTCAGAGTGAACTATTTTAAGTATATTGTTAACATTAACATAATCGTACTCACGGTTTGGCTTTACATCTTCTTCATGTAGTTGCTCTCTTAGTTCAGTCATATAATTCTTCTTCCCGTATACGAACTTAAAGTCGTCTTCTGTATTAGATAAATAGCTGGTGAAGTCTAGATTCGTTAAAAAGTCAGTAGTTCTCCAGTTTTCTTTAATTGTATAGTTACCGTAGTATTGGTGATCCATTGATTCAACTATATCGGTAATATAATATAGTATTTTTTGACCTAATTCACTCTCTCTTAGGACAGGTAGAAAGAAACATTGTGGCAACCAGTGAGGATCCATAGCTGAGGCTATGTTATTAAATCCTGTCCAGTTGTTTATTGCAATACCGTAACTAACTAATATTCCAGCTGTCTGGTGGTTTACTTGAGATACAAATCTCTTCTTAGGATCTCTAAATATTGTATGGAATGTTTGTCTACCGTTTACCTGTTTATTTAAATCTGGGAATTCTTTATCAAACCAGTATATCTTTTCCTTTTCGTTCAGGTTATTGAAATGGTGAAGTATCGAACTATTACTATTTTTTAATATTCTTATGACCCAGCTACTAGTAGGTCCATGATAATCTATATTTTGAAAGTATCTGTCATGCGTAGCTCCGTATCTAAGGGTATGCTTAAATAGTTCACTAATTATACTGAGGTATTTCTCATGTAGCTGCATATTTATCTAACTTCTGTTAATCCTACCTTATCTGCTCTTGTTAAGTGACAATCTACTATAATAGACAAAGAAGATCCAAATCCACTACCTGCTAAGTTGTAAGACTTATCTCTACCTAAGAAAAGAGTATTCTCTCTTACTGTATCTACTTCATAATAGTCATTGTGCCATTCTACTATATCTCCAACTTCAGGAACCATATTAGCATCGACTAAATCTTGTCTTATAAATGCAAATGATGCTTCTCTACCTAAATCAGGACCAAATTCTTGAATATCTACTACTTGATCACCTCTAGTTATTAAACAAGCAAGCTTTAATGCGTTCCAGTAAGATTTCTGTAATGCTTCGCCATATAAATTAACATCTGTATCTTCTAAACTGAGTTTATGGTACAATACCTTTTGTTCTACTATGTCTTGTAGTAGTTCACGGTTAATGTTGACTAATAAGTCAAAGTCTCTGTTAGATCCAAATAGCATTACTTCTCTTCTATTGTATTTTCACCTACCTCTATTGCAACTATACTACTATATTTAGAAGTAGCATTTGCTTTGAGTGCTGCAAAAGCCTCTGCAGGCTCTTTCTGGCTTATTATTTTAATTTTATATGTTGCCTTATTAGCATCTGAGTTTTCTGATGCAATAGTACAAGTTGTTACTCCAGGTAATGCTCTTATTGCATCATCATATCCAGAAGGTCCATCGTCACTAAAGGTTATTTGAACCATAGCTTCGTAAGTTCTGTATTCTATTTCTAATATGATATCTGTTAACTTCATTAACCTACGTATATAGTCATTGGTATTGACTTCAAAGTATTTTGAACGTCTTCTGCTTCTTTAGCTTGCGCTTCTAATTGAGCAGTTCTACCAGTTGATGTTAAAGTCTCTCTGAGCTGTGTAAGTAGAGCTACTTTTTCTGCTCTTGCATCAGTTAATAAGTCTGCTTGATTCAAAGTAGCCTCGGAACCGGGAACAGGTACTGTTTGGTATTTACCTCTTACATACCCTAATACCTCTTTTGCAAGAGCTAGAGTATAGTTAAACATCCATTGACGTCCTACACTATTAATATGACTATATTTAGGGTTAGTATATGGTACTTCAGATATACTTGTTATCAAGGAAGCATCATTATTATAGTTTATCTTACCTTTATCTGCTACACTGTAATATTCAAACCACATTTTACCTTCTCCGACAGGAATAGGAAATAATTTTAATTGGTTATTTACTAGTTCAAACGTATAAGTAGATTTTCTTATTTGATCATTAAATTCAATTGCTTGAGTTTTTAATATATCATATGAAGTAGGCATCATTAAAAAGTTAACACCGGGGCTGAACTTACCAAAGTCAAAAGCAGTCATTAAAGACTGTACTCCTGTTCCTGTTCCAGCATATGGATCAAAGTATCTTAGTATTGCAGGAGGTGCTTGATAAAAAACTCTCCTTACTTCTATACCTCCTTGTATTCCTTCATCTATCGCCCATTGATTTAAATCGTATGATTGTTTGTTCTTTTTTACATCTAAAGAACCACTATGTTTAGTCACATTACCTCCAACACCTGCTTCAGTACCATAGTGTTTAGACATCTGAATGATACGGTTAAGTGATGGATCAGTTAATTGATTATTCATTAGACTACCCGTAGAAGATCCTTCTAGGTTAAGATAGTTTTCTCTAATCTTATATTGAAAGACTTCATTTCCGTAAGTAGTTACTGCTTCTTCAAAGCAAGCAAACATTTGTTCTTGTTGTAATTCAACATCCATTAGTGGATACCCAAGACGGGTACCTACAAATTTAGCTACTTTTACAGCATCGGTCTGAAAGGAGGGATCGGTATCATAGAATCCAAAAGGAGTATCTCCTGTATTGAAGGAAGCTGAGCCGTTCCATATAGTTACATTTGCCATTGCTTAGTTTTACTTATAAATAGCGGTTAGTCTCTGAAGGTCTTATACACTTCTAAAAGAGGTGCAACAATATCATGCCTATGATTCTGTGCTAATGAGTGAGTAACGAAACCTTTTACTTGTTCTTCTAGTCTAGAAAGGAAAGAAAATCCAGTTTCTCTCTTGTCTCTTAAATCGATTTGAGCCATATCTCCACATATACACATCTTAGAATTTTTACCTAATCTGCCTATAACTGTTTCCATTTGAGAATGAGTTACGTTTTGTGCTTCATCAACTATTACAAAAGAGTTTAAGAATGTTCTACCTCGCATGAATGCAAAAGGTACTATTTCTATATTACCTGCTTCCATTTCCTTCTTTACCTTCTCTTCATTATATAACATGAATAAGTTATGATAGATAGGTGCTAACCAAGGGTCCATTTTAGCCTGAAGATCTCCTGGTAAGAATCCTATATCTTCTTTAGCCACAGTAGGCCTTGTTATAATAATCTTATCTATACGTTTGGTAAATAGTAGATCTAAAGCTACTTGTGTTGCTACTAGCGTTTTACCGCTACCTGCCATTCCTTTTAGTACTGTTACTGGATTGTCTAGTATTAATTTTTTTGCTTCTTTTTGTTCATCATTTAGTTGAACGTTAAACTTAATTGGGCGTTTTGGTCTTCTTTTTTCGACGAAAACTTCGTCGGTGTGAGGTTTACTTGCCATATGTCTTTTATAAATTAAGAAAGAATCTTCTATTACTTATAAATAGGACATAAAAAAAGAGGCCCGAAGGCCTCTCTTAATATTACTCTAAGGGTTAATCCTAGATCTGATCTAAGTCAGAGATAAAGATTTTTCCGTAGAATTCAGGTCTGATCATCTTCTTAGCGTAACGAGTCATTAAACCTTTTCTTGGAGTGAAGGTTTCTGGATCGTATACTAGAGGAGTCATCATTAATGGTACATAAGGAGCATATACAGCACCTGCTTCCAAGAACTGAGAACCTCTATATCCCATAAGGATTGTGTTTTCAGTCATGTAAGGGTTTTTGTATACTTGGAATCTTGAAGCTAAGCTTCCGATTCTTTGTACTCCCATTGCAAACTTATCTTGGTTTCCGTCAGTTTGTGCAGCATATCCAGGAATTGATTCTAGGATTGTAGCAACTGAAGGAGAACATACTAGGAAGTTAGCACCACCTCTTAATGTTTTCTGGTGAATCTTGTTAGATACTTTTTGGATTTTAGTTCCTAAAGTTTGGAACCATTGTCCTTGAGTATTGTAGAAATCAGAAGTAGCAGCAGTCCATGCACCACCTTGGAAGTTCTTGTTGTTTTCAACAGACCATCTTTCAGTAGTTACGGCACCTTTAATCAACATATCTAAGATCTCTAAATCGATTTCCATAGAAATGTATTCACTTAATAGTGAAGTCAATTCTGCTTCTGCATCGATTGAGTGATATGCGTTAAGGTCTTGTGCGAATTCTGGTGTCCATTGCGCCTTTAGCTTTCTTGTCTTAGCGACAATTGCCTCTGATTGCAATTTAACATCGATTTCTGGAATACTAATTGAAGTATCAACAGCTACAGTTGAATCAGCCTCAAAGTCACCTCTTGTGTTATCAGTTGGTTGTTTGTGGTAGATTACTTTTACGTTATCGCTATTGTTTACACCTCCTGCAGCAGATTGTACTAATACTAGGTTAGACCCAGAGATTTTAGTAAATTGCTTGTGGATTACAGCTGAACCAGATGCAGCACTTAATTCAAATGCTCTAATTCCTTCTGCGTCGTAAGCTGGGATAGAAGAAAGAGGTATTAATACCGCTTCGTAATCTGCTAAAGTTAATCCAGCGTCAAAGCCTACATCTTTCAATAAGGCAGCTTGTACTGTTACAGCAGTTTCTCCTCCTGTTACTTGGTTGATAGTGTATCCGAATTGTCCAGCGCCATAAAGACCTCCAGAAACGTCTACATCTTCTCCCATTTTGTTAGCTCCATCAGTTACGTTACCGTACATGTTTTCGCCGTCTGCTCTTCCGTTTACTCCAGTACCGTACTTAAAGTCTAAGTAGAATACTAGCCCAGAAGGCAAGTTCATTGGTTGTACACTTACGAAGTCTTGCGCTACGATTTGAGCGAATACTTTTCTCACAAGTGGTAAAGCAACACCAGC